ATGGGTCTGGGGGGGGGGGGCGGCTCTGAGACGGGCCTTGAGCTTCGAGAATGCCATCTTGATGGGATTGAGGTCGGGCTACCGGTTTCCGCTCCATGCGGCCGCGCGAATTGCCGCTGAGACCATCAGAAGTACGGAGACGAAGCTCAGGACGTAACCTTTGTCTGCTTCGATCAGGCAACAAAGGACGCCTACGAGGAGGCGCTGACGACCCGCATTGAAAGCTAGTTGTGTTCCTGATATGTCCCCCCTCGGCCATCCACCTGCGGGATCGTTCTGCTGAGCATATGAAAACCGTCATCATCGTCGAAAAGTCCAGCCAGGCGCGGGACCTCCGGGCGGCAATCGGAAGCCACTTCGGGGAAATCCTGCCTGCGGAAGGCCACCTTAGCCGAAGTGGAAGATGGCGCAGATGGCGCTGAAACGCTCCCACCCATGAAGGATGGCGAGACCGCAACCCTCAGCGATCCAAAGGTCAGTGCCTGCACCACCGAGCCGCCGCCGCGCTACAATGAAGGCACGCTGATCGATGCGATGCAGAATGCCTGGAGGTTCGTCGATGACCCGGTGCTCCGTGACCGCCTGAAGGAGGCGAAGGGCATCGGCACGCCTGCCACTCGCGCCGAGATCATCAAGGGCCTGAAAGCCCAGAACATGCTTGCCGCATCGGGAAAGCTGGTCGTGCCCACGGCATCGGGGCTGAAACTCTACGAACTTCTCGCGAAGGCGGCACCGAGCCTCGTGGATCCCGGCACCACCGCCCAGTGGGAGATGCGGCTTGATGAGGTGGTGCTTGGAGAGAGCGACTTCCGCGCGGTGATTGATGGTATCGCAAGCAGCGCCGCCGATCTGATCTCCCGCCTGACGCAGCAGACGGGCGTCAAGGTGGATCTCGCGCCTGCCTCACAGAGGCAGCGTGCAGGCAGGAGCCGCAGGTCTCCTGCAAGTCCAACCGCCACTTCCAGGAGGCGGAGACGCGGACCGGCACAAGCTTCCGAAAATCCGATCACCGATGGACTCGGCCCCGACTCACGGGAGCAAATCCCGCCAGGGGCTGCCCAGCCTCAGCCCGCACGCGGAAATGCGAGGAAGCCCACACCGCGCATGCTAGCGTTTGCACGGGCGCTGGCTAGAAAGAACGCGATCCTCCTGCCCCGAGCCTGCGAACAGAGCTTCGATCACTGCCGCGCCTTCATAAAACAGCACACCGGCGACAACGGGTTCAAAGTCAGGAACAGCGAGCGATGAACCGGGCAGCAAACCGCTGCCAGCAGCTTATAGGCGATGTCATGAATTCTGAAGTTCAAAGCCGAAAGTATCTTGGGTGAAGATAGCTGTCGACAGCTATTGGAATGTGACAGAGGCGACAGGCCCTCTCCAACCGGATGCCGTCATATCCATCATGGACGTCGCCCACCTCGCCCCATCGCTCTGTCTCGCTCCCGAACGCCATCTGCATCTTGGATTCCACGACATTCAAAAGCCAGAGACAGGGAAGTCACCACCTACCCAGGACCAGATTGCCAAGCTGATTGAATTTGCAAAAGATCATCGCAAGTCAGGCGCGCGGCATCTGCTGATCCACTGCATGGCGGGAGTAAGTCGTTATCCGGCCGCTGCCTGCATTCTCGCCGTTTCCGTCCGCCGCGAAGATCCTGTGAGATCAGCCGTTCAGTTGTTCAGGGCGGCTCCGTTTGCAGATCCCAACATGTTGATGATTCGGCATGCGGATGAGTTGGGTGGATGGAAGGGGGCCATGTTATCAGCAGTTCGGTCGGCACAAGAGGTCCTTGCAATCGCGGGACAGCAACACCCATTCATGATCTGACCCGTGCGCCGTAGGCCGTCGGAGTATTTCCTACATGGTGGCATGTTCCCGCTTTGATCGGAAAGAACTTGCCCTTTTTGGGAAACGACTTTCCTTGGCGTTCTGGCAATGATCTCCGTGGGGACCCGGACCTGACAAGCGCGGGGACCGCAGGAGACGCCACACGGCGGGGTGGATCGAGCATGGTGATGGGAATGGCGGCGAACCCGCCCGGAGCCCATCAAGACCGGTTCGAGGATTCGCCGGCCCACATGACCGGTTGATACGGTCAATTGACAAGGGGGCGTGCCGTTGCAGCAGGCGGCCCGCCCCCAATTCTTCCCGAAGGAGCGATATGAAAGGCTAGAAAGTCCCGCCATCCAGCGTCACTCCGTCGACGCTGCCGCCCGTAATCGCCACGGCGCTTGCGCTTTGCAACGCCATGGAATCGAGCCCGAGGTTCGTCCTCGCCGTCGCGGCATCGGTGAGGTCCGACAGGTTGGACGCCTTCGCAAGTTTCCCTGCGAGGGAGCTGGTCACAGTAGCCGAGAAGTTCGCATCATTGCCGAGAGCGGCGGCGAGTTCATTCAGCGTGTCGAGGGCGCCTGGGGAGCCATTGACGAGGGCCGCCACCGCGGCCGCCACGAAGGCGGTCGTCGCCAGTTGTGTTGAACTTGTACCCGCAGTCGCGGTCGGAGCAGTCGGCGTTCCGGTGAACGCTGGTGAGGCGAGAGGTGCCTTTGCAGCCAGAGTGGCATCGAGCCCGGTCACCTCTGAGGTCGGATGCGTGTGAGCCGCCGGCGTGAAGCTGGAGGGCTTCCCCGTTACCCCCGTCCACGCCACCGCATCAGCTGTTTCCGCCGCGTCTACCTTGCCGTTGTTGGTCGTGTCATAGACGGACTTGAGCATGTCGCCGGCGCCCACGCTGGCAAGCGCATCCTGCACGAAAGCGGTCGTGGCGATCTGGGTGGTGTTGGTGGCAGGCGCAGCGGTCGGAGCCGTCGGGGTGCCGGTGAAGCCCGGAGAGGCCAGCGGGGCCTTCGCGCTTAGCAGCGTGTCGATCTGGCTCTTGCGCACGAGGTCCGTGCTGCCCGAGGCATCCTGCGACGCCTTCGGAACGGTGGAGAATGTTTTGGCGCCTGCGACCGTCTGGGCAGTGGTGAGATCGACGAAGGCGCCCTTGCCTGCCAGCGGAATGACCGAGGTGGCGTTTCCGGAACCATCGTCGCCCTTGCCGACATAGAGCGTGTCGTCGACCTCGTTGTGGGCGAGTTCGGCCGACTTGAGGGCGGAAGGTGCTCCGGCGATACCGGAGACGCGGCGCTTGATGCGAATGACGTTCGCCATGTGAGGTGTCCTTCAAGTTAGATTGATGTCAGAAGTTGCCGCCATCGAGCACGATGCCGGTGTCGAGATTTCCGGGTGGACCCTGCGGACCTGCCAGACCTTGCTGTCCAGGCTCCCCGGGAGGGCCCGGTGAACCGAGGATTCGGATGGACACGGGAGCGGACAAAATGCGGAGCTTCACCGGACTGTTGGCATGCACCTTGAGCCGGATCGGTCCCGTGGCGATGCGGCAGATGGCGGCCACCGTCATCCAGGCCCCCGCGTCACCGGCTGCACGACCGGGATTTCGAGGAGGAAGGCGAGATGACGGGGTGGCGACAGATCGGTGCGCACAAGATCCAGAACTGCGGTCCCGGGTCCCAGCGCGGCCGTGGCGGCAGGCGGCAACACGATTTCCAGAACCCGGTCCGAGCGCCGCTGCAGGGCGCCATTCCCGCTGGTCAATGTTGCCACCACGGCGGCGGCGCTTAGCTTCGTGCGCAACTGTCCGGCGAACTCGGCTCCCGCCGGAAACAGGTCACTCTCGGCCTCGATCTGCAGGCGGTACTCGTACCCGATGATGATGGCGGGGCCATCGGCGATGGAGACGCTCATGGTTTCCACCCGCAGATCTTCGCACCCGCCTCGTTGTGAGAGACGATCTGCTCCCTGGTCTGCCGGGTCAGCACATCATGCCGGGAAGGCTTGATGGGCTGGGCCCAGTCGCAGTCGCTTTTCAGCCGCGGATCAGTCGCGCATCCAGCGGTCGAGACGGCGATCAAGAGCAGCATCGCTGCCGGTCTGTACGTCATGCCGGATGTCTCCTGATTGGCGTTGGGCCTTCTCGCGGACCTGGGCGCGCCTGGCTTCCCAGGAGGCCTTGCCGGCCGTTCTTCCCCTGAGCCACGCGATACCGAGGGCCGCCACCAACGCGCCCGCCAGCACCGCCCAGCCCGAGAGGCGGGACCAGGCGGCGCCAAGGATGGAAAGAAGAAGCCCCGTCACGGCGTCTTCCCGATGCGGAAGTCCTCGATGCGGGCGGCCTTCGCCTTACAAGCCAGCACGATGACGATGAGAAAGATCACCGCCCCCGCCCATGGCAACAGAGGCATCAGCCAGTCCGAGAGATTAAGCAGTCCGACGGTGCGCTCGGTCACGTCCTTCGCGCGCTCGGCCGTTTCCACGGCAGGAGCGATGACGGAAGCCGCAGCCCCCGCCATGCCCACGACGCCGGTGACGATCTGCGCATCCGCAGCCTTTACGATCCGCGAGCCCTCGGGCTTGCCGCCAGCACGCTCCCGCGACACTTCTCGGGGCTTCGCCTTCTGCAGGGCCTCCACGAGAACGGGATCCACATCCGGGCTGAGACCCAGCCCGTTGTCGGCGCGGAACGCCAGCACGGCGGCCCGGGTCCGAGGACCGTAACGCCCGTCCACAATGCCGACCTCGAAATACCCCAGATCCTTCAGCTGCTGCTGGACGACCTTCATCTCCGGGCGCTGGGGAGCATCCGAACGCAGCGGCCGCCGGATGCCGAGCAGGCGCGATTTGGCATACCGCGCAACGGTGACGCCATCCGACTGGTTGCCCCCCAGCACCTCGATCTGTGAGCCCGTGGCCTTGAGGAAGAAGGCGACATGGCCCTGCGTCGTGCTGGAGCCGCGCGTGAAGATCACGACATCGCCTTCTCGCGCCTGCTCAATGCCTGGAACCTTCTCGCCCCAGGTGAGGTAAGAGCGCGCATTGAGCTTGCGGGTGGACGAGACCCCTGCCTTCTCGAGGCAATGCCCGACGAAGGCGGCGCACCAGGCAACCTCATCATGCTCGACCCAGTCATGGCCGACGGTGCGGTACATCTCCATGACCTTCGGGTTGTCGGCGGAGCCCTTGATCTCTTTCGTGCCGAGATAGCTGCGGGCGATAGTCATGTGGTTCATGGGCAAAAGCCTCCTTCTTGCCAGAAGGCCCGTGGCCTTCGGCATTGGTTGGGTCTGGAGATGTGAGAGGGGTGGAAAATGCCTGCCGCTCAGGGCGGCAGCTTGGTCAGATGCTCGAGCAGAAAGTCATAGAGCTTGTCGATCTTGCCCTCGATGGCGTCGAAGCGCTTGGCGATCGAGGGCTGGTCGATGCGGGCGACGTCGAGTTCCAGCATGCCGACGCGGGCGCGGATGTCGTGGATGTCGGCCTTGATGATGGCGATGTCCTTGGTGACTTGGCTGGTAGCATCGGGAACGAGCGCCTCCTTCAGCTTCACCATGGCGAGAAGGGCGCCAGCGAGGCCGCCCAGCCCGACCACGAAGTAAACCACCGTGGGGATGTCCCCGGTCCAGTCCTGCACCATGCGGGAACCTCCTGTTACGTATCGGACGAAGCACCCGGCCCGGGCTGCTTCAAGCTGAGTTGCGTGACGAAGCCCCCGCCCCGCGAATAATTGTGCGTGACGCTTTCGATGCGGTACGGACCATCGACGCCGGGGCGTGCACCCGTGACGATGCAGAGCCCGTCCGGAATGGCGGAGGTGTTGCCCTCGATGGTGACGCTGCCTTCGCCCGCGTCGCGTTCCGAGGTCGCCTTGTCGGAGACGGTCTGCTGATTAGCCTCATCTACATCAGGCTTCGCGTAGCGATGGTCGTGCCGGGCATCGACGGTGAGATAGGTGTCCTCCTCCGCCTCCTGCCATTCGGCCCTCCGGGAATCGTACCAGCGGGCCCGCACTTTCGAATACTGCGCCCGCCCGAGCGAGGGCGAGATGTCCCAGCCGTGGAGGTTACGTCCCCAGGCTGCGATGACCGCCACCGTGTAGGTCCCACCCCGCTTCGACATGATGGCGCATGTGCCCTGGATGCGGAAATTGCCGCCGATCTCGCGGGCCAGCCTCTCCCCCATGTGGATGAAGCTCTCGTCCCGCATCTCGAAATATCTGCGGGTGATCGCGGCAAGCGACGGGTCGATCTCGACGTCCGCAACGCCGGCGGTTCTGCCCGCCACCTTCAGGATGTCAGCGACCGTGCTGTCGTCGAAATGCCGCTGCTGGCCTTCCTTCGGCTTCTTCGTAGTATCCATGCCCTTGGCGGAGATCGACAGCGTGCGTCCGCTGCCACGCGAGCCCGATGACCTCACCTCGTCCACCGTGCCGGTGAACACGACGCGCACCCCCTCGCCTTCCCAGCCCACCGCCACGACGACGGGGGCGCCGATCCGGGGGAGAACGATGCGGCCGCCAGTGTCGTCAATCTCGAGACTGGCCGTGTCGGAATGGGTGCCGACATTGTCGGAGACGGTGAGCGAGATCAGCACGGGCATGAGCGTCGTGGTGATGTTGATGCCCGCCACCGTCACCATGAACACCGCGCGCTTCGACATTGGAGGTCACCACAGCCTAACAGGATCGAGGATCGCAGGCTCCCGCGGTATGGGAACGGGAAGATCGAACGCCGTGCCAAGCGGAAGATGGGATCCAGAGCCTGCCAACCCCGGATTGCGATCAAGGATCTGCTCGACGAGCCCCGGCATGGGCCGCCGGAAGCGCCGCCAGACGATAAGCGACAGGGTGATTCCGTCGCCTTCCACGGTGATACGCTCGACGACCTCGCTCATGTGGGCCCCCTTTCGTGAACAAACGGCCTTCCGGACCGCTTTCCATTGACATGGGTCTGGATTTGACCCCGACTGTGAAGAGGCCAGTCCGGAATGTCCCGTGCGCAGCCAGACAGCGGAGAGGGAATGCCATGACGGATCGCCGAAACCTGGTTCTTGGCCTCGCAGCCGGAATGTCCGGGCTTGCAGCCCTGTCGCAGGCTGCAGGGGCGCAAGCGGCGATTTCGGACGCCGAGGCCCAGGGAGCCATCGACAGCTTTCTCGAGGCCGTATTCTCGGGGGACCCAGCCAAGGTCGACCAGATGCTGGCACCCGAATTCCAGATCCTGCGCTCGGACGGGAAGAGCGATGACAAGGTGAGCTATCTCGGGGCCTTGCCCAAGCACAAGGCGCGTCCCGCGACCAGCGCCCTTAAGGTCACGGGCCATGGCAGCGTCATCGTGACGACCTATTCCATCAAGACCGATCAGACGATCGGCGGCCAGCCCGTCGAAGCCGTCTCGCCCCGCCTGTCGGTCTTCCGCAAGGAAGAGGACCGCTGGCTGATCGTAGCGCACGCCAACTTCGCGCAGATCGGCTGATCGCCTCAGGTGAAGAGGCCGGAGAATAAAGAGAAGTAGGATCCGTTCGACGGCTTCGCCGAGCGCCGCACCGAGATGTCGACGTCGATGACCCGGCCGATGCCTTCGGCATCGAGATAGCTGGACCGCTCGGACACCCTCTCGATCACCACCCAGCCCATCTGTGCCCCGTCGCCCCGCATGAGGTAGAGCGGGCGTCCGGCGGCGCGGGCCTGGTAGAGCTTCTTGAGGTCGCCAAGACCGCCGAAACGGTGCGGGAAGATGATGGCCCGGATCGACCAGCTCTCCGCCCCCTCGCCCACCCATTCCAGCGGCGGCCTGGCCCCGAGAACCGGCTTTTCCACGAAGCTCGTCTCGTGGCCGTGGTCGTATTCGGTGGCGTTGAACGGGTAGACCTCGAAGCGGATCGGCCCCAGCGTCATCAGCATCAGGCGAACCGCAACCCGGCATCGGCATAGACACCGCGGAAGGTCTCGCGCACCTCGTCGCGCAGCACGCGGCGGATTTTCTCGACAACATCCTCGTCGGCTCTGCCGGTGATGTTGAAGCTGATCGTCTGATTGACCGTCATGCCGCCGCCGGCAGCCGATCCGGCCTTGTTGACGTATCCAGACCGCCCGGCGGTGATCAGCTCGGGACCGCGCTCGCCCACCATGTAGGTGGAGCCGCGGGAGACCGGACCGCCGGCGGCCCTGCCCGGTGGCTGCTCTGCCGGGGCGGGCCTCGCTTCTCCGCCTCCAAGCCACGACGGCATGGACGGCCACTTGATGAGGCTCGACACGTCGATGCTGCCAATGGCGGAGACAATCCGGGAGGGCAGCGTCGAGAACCATGCGAGGAGGCCATGGAAGGCGCTCTTGATGGCCTCGATCATGGCGTTCGCCAGATCGGAACCCGCCTGCGCATAGGCCGCCTTCTGGCCCTCGTTCAGGACCTCGCGGGAGAAGAAGGAGCCGATCCAGGTCCCGAACTCCTGGATCTTCTGATAGGCCCAGGAAAACCCGTCACCGATCGCCCTGCCCAGCCCGGCAAGCGGGCGCATGACCGGCTCAAGTGCTGCAAAGGCCGGTTGAAGCTGGGTGAGCAACACGCTCGCAAAGCCGCCGGCAAAGGACGAGATGCGATCCCAGTATTTCCAGAGGGTGTAGGCCGCCGCGGCAACAGCAGCGACCGCCACCGCGATGGTCCCCCAGACCGGAGCCGAGACCGCCGCAAGAGCAGCGCCGACGGCCGTCATCGCCGTGGCGAGGCCGGAAACGCCCGGCACGGCCAGCGCCATGCCGCGAAGACCGGCGACCGCGGTCTGGAGTCCCGTCATCTTCATGCCTTCCATATTGGCGAGGGCCGTCTGCAAGGCGATCATGCCCGAGGCCCCCGCCTTGAGTCGCATCAGCGAGCCTCCCAGCGTATTGACCGCAAACGAGAGTGCAGTCAGCGCCCCGCCACGGCCCATGAGGCCGAGGTACGACAGACCGGCCAGCGCCGCCTTGAGCCCGACGAACCCGGCCGTAACGGCAATGAGGCTGCCCGACAGCCGCGGAAACGCCGCGACCAGCGCCGTGGCAGCCTCCAGCACGGGCTTGAGAGCGCCGGCGATGCTTCCCAGAACCGGGACGAGTGCCGCGCCAATGCTCGTCTGGAAGTTCTGCATGGCAATCTGGAACTGCTTGATCTGCTCGACGCCGGTCTGCATCATCCGGGCAAAGTCGGTGCTGATGACGCCATCGGCCCGGGCCGCCTCGTCGCGCAGGCGGATATAATCCTCGAGCCCGGTCAGGAGCGGGATGAGACCCTTCTGGACCTGGGCGTCGGCGAAGAGTTCGCCGAGCCTCGACATGTCGCCGTCGAGTGCCGTGTTGATGGCGCGGAGCGAGGCCTCCAGGGGATCGGTGCCATTGGCCCTGGCATCCTTCAGGACTTTCTGGATGTCGATTCCGGCTTCCTTGAAGTTCTTTATCGCGTCGTTGGAATTGATCTTCTGCAGGATGTTGTTGAAGTTGGTGGCGGCCTCGGAGGCATCGCCCGCACCGCGCCGCACGATCTGCAGGGCGGCGGCGATCTGGGAGAGGCCGCTTCCCCCCGTCATGCCCTTGGCGCTGGCGAGTGCCGTGATCGAGGGCAGATACTGTGCCATGTCGCGGAGCTCGAAGCCGCCCGCCTTGCCGGCGGCGGCCATGATGTCGAAGGACTTGCCCAGGTCCTCGGCCGCAAGTCCGAGGTTGGACATGGCGGCGAAGCCAGCCTTCGAGAGGTCCTCGAGGCTTGCTCCCGTGGCGGTGGCGGCCCTTGCGATCGAGGGCATGGCTTTGGTCGCCCGGTCGACATCGAGACCCATGCCGACGAGGAAGTCCTGCGCGCGCACAATGTCCGTGGCGAACTGGTTCATCTGCGAGGATGTCGCCTTTGCAGCATCCCCAATGGCCGACATCTGCGCCGCGGTGAGATTGCCCTTGGCACCCAGTTCCGCCAGCGCCCGGTCGAATTCCTGGGCCGCCTGCACCGGCGCGGTGAGCGCAGCCTTGAGCACATAGAGTGTTCCGACCGCATCGAGCATGCGCCCGCGCGCCGCATCGATGGCCCGGTTGTTCCGGGTGATGGCGGCGTCCAGCCTGTCGGCCATGGTGATCGGGCCGGATGTCGCCTCCTTCACCGTGCGGGTGATGCCACGCAGGCTGTTCGAGACGCTCCGCGCCGGGCCCGAGACCCGGTCGAGCAGTTCGACAATGAGCTGGGTGGTCTGGCTTGCCATTCCCTGTCTCTCCTGACGGGGGGACCCCGGTTTGGCGGAACGTCGTGCCGTGGTATGGTCATGCAGTTTCTATGGGAGAACCGGAACCACGATGCCGAGACACCCGCTGATCGCCTTGCTTCTTCTCGCGGCAGCGATCCTGCCAAAGCCTGCGGCCCTCGGACAGGACTTCATCCCCCCGGAAGCTCTCTCGCCGGATCCTGGCGCGGCATATGCCGTGAAGGATGTCGCCGCGAATGACAGCCTGAATGTCAGGTCCCTGCCCGGGACCCGGTCCGACATGGTCACGCGCCTGCCGCACGATGCGCGTGGCATTCTCGTCACCGGCAAAAGGATGACGGAAGGCTCGTCGGTCTGGTGGGAGGTGATCACGACGGGCGTGCAAGGCAGAACCGGATGGGTCAATCACCGCTATCTGGCGGTTGAACCGGACGGCGTTCAATCAAGCTATCCTCTCCAGTGCGGGGGCACGGAGCCCTTCTGGTCGCTGAGGCTGGAAGACAGTCATGCAGCCTATTCCGACCCCGAAACCGAAACGGTCACGCTGTCCGCCAGCGGCTGGATGAGATCCCGCAACAGCCCAGGCGTCTTTGCCATTCAGTTGCGCAGTGAAGACGACGATCCAGGTACCGATGGCTACGCAACCATCGACCGGACCGCATGCAGCGACGGCATGTCCGATTTCGAGTATCCCTTCGAGGCCACGGTCATCCTGCCGGACCAGACCGTTCTCGACGGCTGCTGCAGCAGGCTGGCAGTGCCCTGAGGCTTATCTTCCACCTGAGATGCGCCGCGCCTCCGCATGCCACAGCAGCAGCTCGGTCCAGTCCATGTCCTCGAAGGCTGTCACTGGCGTCGACAGCACATGCGCGGTGTCCGCAACGACCCCGCGCCAGCCGCTCACACCGGGGCCTTGGGCAAAAAACCCGAGAGTACCTCGGAGATGCTGGCGAAGTCCGCCGCATCCATCTCGTCCATGGCGTCGGGCGGCAGATCACAGAGTGTGGCTGTCATGACGATACTCTGGTCGAGCTCCGTAGCGCCGGGTTCCCGGATCCTCTCCAGCGCCCGGAGGTCTCTCACCTTGGGGCGGCGGATGGTGACTTCGGTGATCGTCCGATCTTCGACCTTGAAAGGGCGAACAAGCTTCACGCGGGCTGTATCGGTCATGCTGTCATCTCCGGAAAATCATGCGGTCAGCGCTGGACGCGCAGGATGCGGCGCTCGTCATCGTTCTGCGACACGCCGTCGAGACGCCACTCGGTCGAAAAGAAGTCCCAGAAGAGCTTTTCCTTCTCATTGAACCAGAGTTCGTAGTGCATCACCTCGTTGATGGCGTACTCGTGCCCTTGAAGTTCGCCGCGCTGGAAGGCGTCGGGTTCGATCTTGCCGAGGCGGCCCTCGATGATGGCCTTGGCTTCAAGGGCGATGCCGGTGCGCTTGTCGCGGATCACGCCATAGGCGGTGAAGACCTTTTGGCGGGACGAACCGAGGCCGAACTGGGTCAGGAGATCCGGATCCCAGCCGTTCAGCTTGAAAGTCGGCTCCAACTTCTGGATGCCGACCGCCACCTCGATCTGCACCCGGGAGCCTCCGGCATGGTGGTCCTGGTACATCTCCTGCAGCGTCGGCAGCTTGAGTTCGGCCAGTGTGAGATGCTTCGAGGCGGTGGGGTCGTGATCGCCGCAGAAAAGATTCCCCGCCTCCATGACAAAAAGTCCGGTCACGATGCTTTCCTTTCAGATTCGATGATGGGCGTATCGCGTGCTGCGTCAGCCGGTGACGGCATCGACCTGCGCAAGCAGATCGTCAAGCAGCGCGTCGAGGGCGGGCCGGTAGCGGGCCGACTGGATGCCGAGGTAGCGCAGCACGGGTGCCTCCTCGGCGGCGAAGTTTACGGTGAAGCGACCCTGCCGCAGTTCCTCCGGCGAATTCTGGTCCCGCGTGAACTTGACCTCGTAGCCCAGGATGTCGCCATCCGCCTTGAGATCCCGCATCGCGAAGCCCATGGTATTGAGCACCGCCTGGATCGTCTGCCCCGTGAGGTTGAATCGCCCGAGGTAGAAGCGCAAGGTCCGCAGGAACATCAGGTGGATGTAATCGCGGCCGCGGGTGACATTGTAGAAGCGCCAGAGATCGTCCTCTCCGGCATTGTCGGTGCCGACATAGACGAAGCCGCCTGAAGCGATGGCCGTCTCGACGCCAAGTTCGCCGCGCAGAAGCACGCCGACATTGTGCGACAGCAGCCGCTGGCCCTCGGTGGCGCCATCGGTCAGCGAGAAGTTGATCGGCCGCGACGGCCCGACGATGCCTGAAACCGGCTGGTTGGCCCATGAGTGGAAGGGGCGGCCCTGCTTCTCGTGATCGCGGCGGACACCGATGCCGATGATGGCCGGCGACAGCGGCATCACCGCGACCTCGCTCCCGGCCATGACGCGGACGGCAGGATCGACCGGGATCAGGCGGTTGGAGGAGAGCGTCTCCCGCCAGTCGATGGCGGCCTGCTCGGTGGTAGCAGGCCCGTCCACCACGGCATGGGCGAGGAGCTTGTTGCAGATGGCAGGCAACGCTGCGCACACTGCATTGGCATCGGCGCCCTGCCGCTGGCTGGTGAAGCCCGGCGCGCAAATGAGCCGGGGGATGACGCCAAGCAGCGGCCCCGCCTGCACGAAGGCCTCGAGCCCGGTGGCGATGCCATCCCCAACGATATTGGCGATGGTCTCCGCGACCGTCCCGCCCTCCTCCACGCGCACGACAACGACCTTGGCGGCCACCTGGAACTCGCCCAGCTGGGCATTGATGAGGGTCAGCGCATCGGAAATGGTGCCGTCGGTTCCGAGTGCTGTGCGCTTCCCAGCATCGTCGGAATAGAGAAACACCGGCGTATCGAGCGGAAACACCGCAGGATCGGCTTCGGGCGCCGTACCGATGAGGCCCACCACCGACATGTCGCTGTAGACGGCGGGACGCGGTTCGTTGTCGATCCGCGTGATCGAAATGCCAAAGGTCGGATCGCTCATGAGCGGGTCTCCTCAAAATGGAAAACCCCGCGCGATGGCGGGGCATGATGATTGGAAATTTGTGAAGCGGTCAGAACTGCAGGACGGGTGTCGAGACCTCGAGGCTCGCCCTGTCGGTGGAGGTGAGCGTCACGTCGAGCAGCAGCCGCTGCACGCCATTGACCACCGGCTCGCCTAAGAAGCGTACCGCGCGCGTGAAGCCGTCCTCGGTCGCGACGATTTCGGTGACCACGATCGCGCGCACGTTGGTGAAGCTCAGGTGCTGGGAGAGGAATTCGAAGGTAGAGGCCATACTGAACTCCCGACGTTGCTAGATCGAAGCGGCAGCGATGAAGAATTCATCAATCTGCTGGGCGGAGAGCCCGAGATTGGCGCCAAGTGCCACCAGAAACGCGTCATTTCGCCGGAACTCGCTGGCAAACTCCCAGGTGATCTGGGTCTGCCGGTCCTGCAGGGCAATCATTGCCTCAACCTCGTCCAGCAGTCCCTTGGACAGCAGGAGGAGACGCACTTGCCGGGGGGTGACACAATCCGGCACGACTGCACGGGCCAGCGCTTCGGTCTTGGCTGCCGCTTCTTCCGCGGTGAAGGCGCGCATCGTCACCTTCCCCGTTCGGGCATCGGTGATCGCCTCGAAATAGTCAGCCATCCTACTTCACTCCGTAATAGGCGACCGTTCCGTTGCCCGCGAAGTTTCCGGCCGACGTCGTGATCGTGATGCTGGTAGAGAGATTGGAGATGCTCGAGGCGCCTTCCGCCCCGGTGTGGGTGAAGAGGTAGCCTGACGACAGCTCTATGATCGCGAAAATGCTCTTCGCCACCATCGCGGAATACAGAACCACTCCGCCGATGGAGACAGAGGCCGAATTTACAGTGGACGATGTGGGATCGACGTTCTTCACGACTGCGAGGACAAACTTGTATGACGACAAGTCAAGTCCGGACAGTGTGAAGGACGGAGAGGTGTTGTTCGTGGCGACAGAGCCAAGGAGGTAGCAGCCGACAATGCTGTCGCTGGTCGTCAGGATGCGACTGGCGGCGTTACCTGCCATGTTGGCAATGCTGAGATAGGCGCCCCGCCACGGGGAGGCATTTTCCAGGAAGCGGATCTGATCAAAGGCCATCTCGACCAGGAGATTGCCGTTCAGAATTGAGTTGCCGTGCTTCTCGAACAGCAGCGCTCCGCCGTAACTGATGTCCGTTGATTTGGCGATGAGCGGTGCGCGTGCGATACCACCATTGAAGGTCTGCTGCAGTGAGAACGCATTCTGCGAATCGGTCCGGGCATAGCTCCCGGCGGCCTGCTTTGCATCGAGCGCGGCCTGAAGGCCTGACACATCGGCGACGGCATGCACATGGGTGGCATTTGCCTTTGTTGCGCCGAGCGTGTCGACATAAGCGGTGGTCGCAAGCCTTGTGGAATTGTTACCCTGTGCCTGGGTGGGCGCCGTGGGTGTGCCAGTCAGCGCCGGAGATGCGAGGGGCGCCTTGACGTCGAGCGAAGTCTGAAGGCCTGATACATCGGCAATGACATGGGAATGAACGCTGCTCGCCTTCCCGTTGAGAGCCACCTGGGCTGCTGCGGAGACCGGTTTTGCCGTATCGGACGTATTGTCAACGCTGGAGAGCCCGACATCACTCTTGGTCAGGGTGACCTGACCCGTGCGGCCGGCAACGGTTGTAACAGCGCCAACCTCGACGATGACCTCGCCGCCATCGCTTTTCTTCAGATAGAGCTTGCCGTCTGTCGTATTGACCGCGAGTTCGCCCAGCGCCAGATCGGCGGTGGCAGGCGCCTTGCCGGCGACAGCCGAGCGCCGGAGCCGGATGAGATTGGCCATGTAGCCTCCGGGAATGGATTGGGATCAGTAGGCGCCGCCGTCGAGAAGTGACGTGGGCATCAGGAAGCGGGCATCGGCTTCAGGTCTCGACCAGACGTCGGAGAGGATGAAGATCGACTTCTCGACCTCTATCAGGTCGCCGGCCAGGGTGGGCGATGCGAGTGTCAGCGTCGTGCCATTGCTGGCGGTAAAGCCCGTGCCGGCGATGAGCCGCAACCCGTTGCGATAGACGGTGAGGCGCCCGACATCGTATCCGCCCGACACCACGAAGCTCATCTGGCCAGCAGTCGCCGTGAAGGTCTCCGTTGCAGACGACCGGAACACGCTCGAGGCCGCGACGATCCAAACGGCTCCGGTATAGACCTTCATAAGGTTGGAGCCGGTATCGAACCAGAGGACCCCTGGGGTCAGGGCGTTTCCGAGTGCGTCCGACGTCGGCGCCACGCTCGATGCCCCGGCATACTTGCTGCCCAGCCCCGCCAGCATGGTCTGGGCGGTGGCCGCCGCAGAGGACGCCACATCGGCGCTCCCCGCCGCGGCAATGGCAGAGACATTAGCCTGGGCCTTCGACGCAGCCGCAAGGTTTGCCGAATTGGCAGCGCTCGCCGCCTGGGAGGCGGCTGCCTGCTGGCTGGTCGCCGCCTGCTGGGCACTCTGCGCCGCGGCCGTCACCGAGACCGACATGCTCATGGCCGCATCGAGAATGGCCGAGGCCAGAACCGGATCAGTGGTCGCAGTGATGAACCAGTCGGAACGGGTCCCTGCCCCGCCCGTGGCCGTGACCAGAATGGAGAGCTCGCCCGACCACGGGTCGTAGGCATTGAGCCTGCCCGCCAGCCAGTTCTCCGGCGCGATCTCGCTCGTCACCACCAGGAAGCCAGCCGGCGCAAAGCGCTGCCGGTCATCCGGACCGATGACAAGGCTTCGGATTCCTGCCTCCACGGCGAGCTGACTATTGGAGCGCGCCGTGAACAGCGCTCCCAGATGGGAGGCCGTCTCGATCCGCTCGCGGATGACGATCGCTTCCTGCAGGATCGGCAGCAGCGCCTCGTCGATCTTGCCCAGCGCCACGTCCTCGAAGCGCTCCACCTGCTCGTCCCAGCCGACGGCTTTTTCCTCGACGGCGTGGAGGCGCAGGTCGACGTCCTCATGGACGCCGTTGAAGTAGCTGGCCTGGACCTCGTCGTCGTCGGCGACGCGGTAGCGGTCGAAGCGGCGCATCGGGTCAGACCTTCGTGAAGGTGTTCACCGAGGCCCTGATCGTCTCGAGGATCGTGCCCGACACGGTGACGTCAGGATCGTTGGGGTGAAGGGCGATGCCAACCACACGGACGGGGCGCGCGAGCTCCACCCGGTACATGGCCTCCGGATCGATGGTCTCGGCTTCGGGTTCGGTTCGCTTTGCCATGCCTTGAGCCTCCTCAGATGGCGGTGTCGATGCGCTGCTCGATGTGGAAAAGCTGGCCGGCGGAACTCGCCCCGCCCGTCAGTTTGATCTTGAAGGCGGAGATCGCGGTGGCGAAAGTGAAGAGGTATTCCTTCTCGAGGTCGTTGGCGCGGTCAGAGGCCGGGACATTGCGGGTGACGACGGCAGCGGGCGAGACACTCGTGCCGTAGCTCGCACCCGTCAGCAGCGTCACGCCCACCGTGTGCTGGGCAGCGACGAAGGGATAGGCCCGGATCACCACCCGCACCTGCTTCGTCGTCATGCCGACGGGCAGCGTGCGTGGCGTCGAGACATGGGTGAAGGCAGTCTTCGCTCTGGAGACACGTACCTGGCTGTCGGTCGCGTGAATGACCGGCATCAGCTCCGGGGTTCCTGTCATGACCGCCCGCATGGGAAGAACGGCGGGCAGGCTCCCAAGAAAATCGGGCGTGGTCTCCGAGATCGAGTACCAGGTGTCGTCGACCCGCACCTGGTAGGTGAGGTTCGTGGCATCGGGCACGATCTGCGGCGCCAGGATGTCGATGTCGGCAATGCCGCCCGCGAGCTGCAGGGGTTTCAGCTCGACCGAGACCCGCGTGGCGGCGAACTTCGCCACATGAACCTTGAAGCGGATGTCCTTGGTGAGATCGCCGAGGAGATACTGCCCGTCGGTCGAGAAGAACAGCGTGCCTGAGGTGAAGTTCGAGCCGGAGACGGTGCCAATGTAGTGGGCGCCACCGGTGATGACGAGGAGCGCATAGCGCCCGCCCTGCTTGAGAAGTGTCGGGCGGAAGGGAAACAGCGTCCATTCCGGAAAGCGCTTGAGATTGGCTTGCGCCAGGGTCGACTGGGCGAGCACCCGGTTCGGATTGGGGGTGCCATCGGAGCGCGTCTCGCACAGCGCCACCGTGACATTGCCGGTAGGACCGATCTGGGTGAGGCCGAGTGACAGGCCGGTGCAATAGCGCGCCTGGCCGTTGACGAAGGTCTGGCCGATCTGGACACCCTGGACGGTCGAGAGGATGGGCTGGTAGTCCCAGTAGATCTCCTCGAAGGTGTCGGTCCAGAATTGCCGCACCCGGTACCAGGCATGGGCGGCGTGGCGGCCCACGGCGGTCGGGATGTTGCCGTTGGCGTCCCGGACCTCGAAGGTCTCGCCGTTCTTGGTGAATATGCCCGTCACCGAATTGTACTGCCCGCCCGACCAGAAGCTCGAATTGGTGCAGACATTGCGGGTGACGCCGTAGCGGATGCGGGTGCGGCTGATCGAGCGCTGGATCAGCTGGTGGGAGGCGAACTGGTAATCCGCGAGCGGGATCGCCTGCACGGTCTCGTTGGCGACCGGCGCGCCCACCACAAGCGAGTCGATGCTCGTATAGTTGGGGACCATCAGCCCGTCGGCCGTCATGGTGACGGAGCCGTTGATCGGATTGTCGAGCTGTAGAGCGGAAAGAGCCGTCGCCGCCCAGGGGAAGCGCACGCCTTCCTCGATCAGGGCGTCGTAACCTGCCACGGTGTCATCGCTCTCGTCGTCCGTGAGGAACTGGTCGGCGCCATAGAGGGAATTGAGATCGGAGAGGTCGAGGTTCTCCTTCACGATGGCGAGGTTCGAGGCAATGGCGGTGATCTGGCCGGCCACCAGGTCGGCGAAAGCCTTCATCTGGGCCTTGATCACCGAGAGATCGGCCTCGATGGATGCCGTGATGTTGCGGCGGAGCTCGTCGAGGGCTCGCCGCAGCGCTGCGATCTGGGCGGCGAGGTCGGCGAACTCCGCCCGGGTGGGGAGGCTGTCGACGCGGCGGCCAAGAGTGGCAAGGTCCGACAGGAGCCCATCCAGCACCTGCCCGACCCTGAGCTGCCAGGATGTGATGGCATCAAGGCGCTCCTTGGCGGCATCGAGCTCCGGAACGGCAAAGTCGGTGCGCATGGTGACGGAGACGATGCCGGCCGTGCCGATCAGCACATCGGCCAAGGGGACATAGGCTTCAGGAACAGCCGGGCGCTGTGGATCGGCACTTTCCGAGCCCGGCACCACCGACACCTGCGCCACCCGCTCCTGCACCATGGCGACCGACTGCGGCTCGGTGGCCCTCGTCGTCACGTTGATGAGGAAGTCGCGGGGCTCGATCTCGGAATCGATGGTCTGGCCGTAGGCGACGAGCGTCACGATGCGCTGGGCCGCGGCCGGAAGATAGGTGGACAGGCTCACGGCCTGGGTCACGTCATGGGCGAAGATCTTGCCTGCCGTATAGAGACGTCCCGCCCCCACCTGCACGGTGGTGGCGCTGTCGCGCGTCGACAGGAACCCGGCATAGCCCTTGCCGCTGACGAGGAGGTCGTTGACCACGTCCTCGAAGGTCCGGGACGCATAGGTCTGGATAGAATTGAGATCGCTGAAGGTCACGTTCTGGCGCGACCGGAAGATGCGTTGCTTTTCCATCTAGGACTACCTTTCGAGCCACTCGCCGAGGCGGAGGCGTGCAAATGACTTGCCGTCGCCGAAGCGGACGGGGCTGTGGGCCTTCGAGTTCAGGAACAGCGTGTCGCGCACCGACTGGCTGATGCGGACGGCGTCAACGGCATTGAGAAGACCGAGCGTGTCGTCCTCGACCAGGTGATCGTCGACATATTCGAGTGCGGCTTCAGGCTTCCGGCCCTCAATGCGAACGGTAAGTTCGGCCGTGTAAGGATCGAGCCGGAACCGGGCCGTGTCGACGAAATCCGTCGAAACGGGCAGCTGGGTCGCCCTGTCCATGTCGAAGAGCCGGATGCTGTCGTAGATGCGGAACCGGGCGCGCGACTCCACCAGCCAGACAAGATCGATGGGCACATCGTCGGCGAACAGACTGACCTCGTCGGTCGATTCCGTGCTCACGCGCTCCGGCCAGGTGGTCACCGGCGTGAGCGACGGCCTCACGAGGTTGTAGGCGTAGCCGCCGATCGTCTCATCAGGCGCTGCGGCAAACGAGATGATCCGGTTCGGCGTATCGGGATCGTCGAGGAAGCCCTGAGAGGCAACATCGTCGGCAAACCACAACCCGCCCGCTTTCCCAGGCAGGATGATCTGCTCGAAGTAGCGCCCGTCCCCGGTGGAGACCTCCGACCACAGGAGAGCAACTTCAATTCCATTGCGGTACAGAATCGCCTGGCGACCCAAGGCTTCCCCCGGGTTTAGACCGTCATCTGCAAAGAAGGCGGGACCGTCTGTTGCCCCCAGATAGGCGTCCACATAATCGGCGGGACCGGTCAGGGCGCTGACCCGGTCGAAGCCATCCTTCGCAAATGTGCGAATGCGGATCTCCGGAAACTGCCGGACCCATTCCCGGCGGTCGTCCTCTCCGAAGGCCGGAGCCGCAAAGAAGTCGGAACGTGGCGTAATGGTGCGGACCAGATCAGCGCCGACCAGCGACAGGTAGGCCCGGAAGCCTGCTTCCGTGGTCTTGAGCCGGTGCAATCGCGCCTGTTCGGCAATGACCCAGCGTTTGCGCGCTTCCGGCCATTCCGGATCCCACAGATCGACCGAGCGCTCCAGCGCCAGGAAGGGCAGAAGCTCCGCCGGGCAGGCCCAGGGATCAGTGACGTCGGAAACCAAATAGGCCGGAAGTTCCGCCCCTTTGGCAGAGGCCAGCGAGACGGCTTTTTCAAACTCAGTCGAATTGCGCGGGAGGAGATCGGCCTCCTCAGACATCGCGCACCGCCACGTTGACGGTGATGCCGGTGCAATAGGGCGCCTCGTCGGGCTTCACGAAGACATCCGTGACCGGCGAAATGGCCTCGACCCGCTCGGCATTCGGCACATGGGCGGCACGCCAGAGGCCTGACGCCGCCACCGTGACGCCGATCCTGTGCCGCTCCTCCACATAGGCTTGCAGGGCAGTAGTCGCATTCGCCCTAACGGTGACGGGATCCTGCCCAAGCGCCACATGCACGGTGACAGAGACTACGTAGGGCACGATCTTCGCCCCGACCACGGTGACGACATCCGTCGCCGGCGCTCCGTCTTCGGCCAGAAGCTTGGCTCGGACCTTCTCGATGACTGCGGATGTAACCGCGCCCTGCCTCTCATTCCCCAGCAGCACGACATCCACATGTCCACGGCCGCGCGCCACCACCCCGACATCCTTGAGGTCCGGAAACGCTGCCTGCAGGGCAAGGAAGCGGTAGGACCCGACCGTCCCGCCATGCGGCATGGCCTCCGGCGCCAGCTGGGTGCGACGGCGGAGCGAGCTGTCGGTTTCTCCTTCGAAACGGCTGACCCCGTAATAGGCAGCAATGGCATCGAGATTGGAGCCTGCCGCGAAGGCCAGCATGCGCTGCCGCGCGGCGTCGTTGATGCGGGCCCTGAGCAGGAGCTCACGGTAGGCGAAGACCTCGATCAGCTTGCGCGCCGGCTCACTCTCGAGGTCGATGACGCCGGCGATCGCCGGAAACCTTGCAACAAGATCGTCCCGCATCGAGGTCACGATGGTCTCGATGTCCAGTGTCTCAACGACACCGGGATAGGGCAGCGAGGCGAGGTCGAAGACAGCAAAGCGTGTCATAGGTCCTCCTCCTCGCGAATGATGAGCCCGGCGGCATTGACGTAGCCGTTGACCCGCCTCGCCCCTTCCACCGTGTAATCCCCATAAACAGCACGTGGCCGGTATTCGCCGTCGAGATAGAAGTGAAGCGCACCCTCGCGGGTCGCCTTCAACACCTTGATCTCGGTGACCCGGAAGCGCGGCTCCCACTGCTCGATTGCCGAGGTAATAGCGACGAAGAAAGGTGTCACCTCCTCCGGCGTGATCAGCTGGCCCAGCAGCGTCGGAACAAAGGACCCGTACCACTCGCGGATGACCCGCTCTCCGAAGCCCGTCGTGAAGATGTCCGAGAGGGACTGCAGCACATGGTCCCAGCCGGTGAGGATCCGGCCCGTCGCGGCATCAAGGCCGACAGAGGGATTATTGAGGCTGGGCATCAGCCTCGGGGGCCTGGCGCTTCGGGCGGGCCTTGCGGTCACCAGCATCTTCGGCCGTGGCCGGCAGGGCAACAGCCACATCGAGAGCCGTCAGCGTGCCGAGCCGCAGCTCATGCTCGGCCTGGCGTTCGGTGAGCTCGAGGACGGTTCCGACCCCGGTGTTGCGATGGGCCGCGACGAACGGGCCCGCCCTCTCGGTGATGGCGTAGCGTGGCATGTGATACCTTTCGAAGGTGGACAGGATTCGGAGCGCCGGGGGCCATTCACCGCAGGATCTGCGGAGAATGGCCGCCCTATTCACCGCAGCCGCCCGAATTAACGTACGTACAAAAATGTTGACGATCGCGATTTATTGTAGTAACGGAAAATCCGGATGAAGGTCGAATTCGATGCCGCCAAGCGGACCGGAACCCTCGAGCAGCGGGGTCTGGACATGGCGCGGGCCGGCGAGGTGTTCGACGGCGCCTCGCTGACGATCGAAGACGACCGGATGGACTATGGTGAAACCCGGTACATCACGATCGGGTTTCTGGATGAGAGAATGGTGGTCCTCGTCTGGACCCCGCGCGGTGACGTTCATCGCATCATCAGCATGAGGAAGGCCAATGACCGCGAAAAAGCCATCTACGAACCCCGCTTTCGATGAGGACGCGCCGGACCTGTCGTCTCCGGACTGGCAGAAGAAGTTCGCGAAGGCCACGGTACGTCGCGGACGGCCTCCGCTCGAGGATCCCAAAGTGTCAACGACGATCCGTCTCTCGAAGGATGTGATCGAAAGATTCAAGGCAAGCGGTCCGGGCTGGCAGACGCGGATCGACGAGGCTCTCCGCGACTGGATCAAGAAGCACGACGCCGCCTGATCGTTCGTTCAGTTTGCGGGCACGTCCGTCAGGTCGCCGCCCGACACCACGCCGCCGTGGATGTGGCTCGAGCCGATATTCTTTCCGTCATGCGTGACCTTGCCGCCGCTGATGGCGACCCCTGATCCGCTCACTTCGAGACTGACGCCGCCAACCCTGATCGTCACGGCGGCGGAGGTGACGCGCAGGGTGGCGGCGCCAGCAACGACCTCGCAGAGGTCATCCTTGATGGTTGCGGTGATGTTTCCGTAGGTGAGGACGTTCTCGTCGCCCTTGGACGACGGCGACTTGTTGTGATCACTCCAAGTCATCGGTAGCGCCACGGCCTGCTGCCAGTCACCGTTGGGCGAGAGTGCCGTGAACTGCTGCCCCTTCGAGGGCGGTGTATGAATCTTCAGCGCCCCGGCGATCTGGGCGTAAGGAACCCATGGCGACAGAAATGATTTCCCTTCGACATCCTTGCCGAAGTTGAGCCGGATCCGCTGCTTTGCAGCGTCGACCTCCTCCACCGTGCCGTGGCGCATGACACCGGAGAAGCGGCGTTCGAGTTCGGCGATGCGGGCGGCAAGCTCGACGACCTCACGCATCGGCGATCCGGGCGATCGAGGTATAGCGGTTCACAATCAACGGGTCCGGTCCGCCAGTGACTTCCAGTTCCGTTGCGGGCTGCGGGTTCTGCGCGAGATCCAGCACGGGCCCAAGTCCGATGGCATCCGCCGTCTCCAGGTGAATACCGAGCATGTTGGCCACGCGGCGCCAGTCGGCGAGCGGCTGACCCCCGATCTCTGAACGCAACATCTGCGCAATGGGCGCGAGATCTGCGTCCGCGCTCATGGCTTCAAGCAATTCTGCCCATGCCGTCCCTTCGGCAATCGGAGCACCATCGGGCGGCGCCTCGATCAGATCGCATGTGAGCACGATCTGCCTCGCGGCAAAACGCACGCCCTTCTCGACCGAGGCGCCGCGCCGCGACAGGCGCCTGGAGATACGCGGTACGAGCTTCATCCAGACGCGCGACCAATCGTTGCGCTCGCGTATCAGCGCCGCCATGACCTGGTGCTCCATGAGGTCGAGGGCCAGTTCCATGCCCTCGTCGGTGTGCGGGATGGTGATGACACTCTCCGCCTCCCCCTCCCCATGCACATCGACCCTTGCGGCTATGGCGGTCTCGATGACGAGGTCGCAGGCAATGGTCCCATGGAACAGGTCCCGCCCCGTCACCTCCATCTCATGGTCGTCGGTGGTGACGATGAGGATAGGCTGGCGCTCCTCGGCGATGGTCTCGTCGATGGGCGCGATGGCGCTGTCGTAGACACGGGCTTCAGCCAGGGTGGCACCCCGGAGGGCACGCGCCGCGGCAATCCGCATGGCAAGACGGGCAAGGCTCATGGACAGTCATCCCCGTGAAGGTGGATTCCGGAAACCGTTTCCGAACGGAACGGTTTTCCATCAGGCGTGGGGGCATGTTCCGGACGGGAACATGCCCTATTCCGCAACATCCTCCCGGACGAGAAGAAGGTTCAGGTCGCCCATGCTGGTCGGATGGACGGCCGAGATGGCGAAGCACGGCTCTCCCGGCCGGCCCGACAGCCGCAGGAGATCGCCCCTGGCTGGCCGGAAGCCCAGTTCGGCAACCTGAGCGGCCGCAATCCAGAAAGTCGATTGGGCCGCCAGTAATCGAGTCGTTCCGGCGAACTCCCCGCCCCTTGCCTGCCCCTTCAGGTCAGTAGTGGCGGCAACTGCCGAGAACACGCCCCGGACGGCAACGGCCATACGGTCGACATCGGGGGATGCTCCGACATACTGGCCGTAGCGCCGGGGGCCGAGGATGGCCTCCTCCCCGAACAAGTTCACCGAGGCTTCCGATGCCAGAGCATCGAACTCATCGAAGGTTGACGTCACCTCAGGTGCGCTTGCCGGGGATAAGCACGCGGGGGCGGGTGCAATAATGGAGCGCGTTCATCTGGAACTCCAGGTTCACGCCCTTGCCGTTCTGCATCTCCCACTGCTTGCCGTAGAGGCGCTGGCCCGGGGTGTTGACCGTCTCGATGTAGTCGGCCGGCCCATAGACCGTGCGGAACAGGCCAGGGACACCCATGGGGAACAGATGACACTTGTTGGTGTCAACGCCGACACTGCCACCACCGCGGTAGTTGGCCCAGGTGATGCCACCGAAGTCGAAGGCGCCATGGAGGCCGCTCGCGCCGGAGTTGATGTAGGCCCCACGCAAGCTCGCCGCGTCGGCATAGCCCTTGTAGGTGTCGCGCACTTCCTTGTGGGCGATGAGATCGTCGAAGAACGTGTCCCCGCACAGCGCCATGATCCCGGTGTAGGGAATGCCATCGAGGATCGACGCCATCTGGCGAATGACGCCCGCGCACTTCTTGCGGAACACGCCTTCGGCCGGGGTGGCATTGTCGAGATCGAAGTCGATCTCGGCGGCAGGGGTTTCTCCGAACTCGGTGAAGTAGTCGAAGAGCACCGATCCGTCAGCATCGAGGAGCTTACCGGCCTTCAGGATGTTGATGCGGTGGTATTCTTCGGTGAGGGCGAAGAACTGCGAGGCTTCGGCCGCCCGCTCGGCGATCTTGGCCTGCAGCCTTTCGACCGCCACCTCCTCGCCAAAGGCCCGGACCTGCTGGACCTCGTCGGCATTGATGGCATCGTCCACCTGGAAGTGAGGAATGCGCAGGGTGCGCATCGAGCGCTTGCCCTTGCCGAAGGTCTGGCCGGGGCCGCCGCGGGGGCTTGCCTGGATCAGGATGCCGTTCTGGGCCTTGTCCTTCTCGATGGCGATGTCGAGCGTGTCGATGCTCACCGTCTGGAAGAGACCCATCTGGCCGATGAGCGACGGCACATAGGAAATCTCGCGGAGGGCATCCGTGAGACGCATGACGCTGAAGGCGTCCTGGGTGAAGATGTTCATGATCGACATGGGGATTGGTCTCCTGAGGCTTAGCGTACGATGACGCCGAGGCTCTTCAGTGCCTCGTTGGCTGCGGTCTTCTCCGCCGCCTGGTCGCGGTCGGCGTGATAAGTGAGGCACTTGCCGTTGACCTCGGCGTCCCGGAGGATGGCGGAGACCTGGACATCGGCGGCGGACGCATCCGCGCCGTAGATGTTGATGGCGGCGGGCACCTCGCTGCCGTCGCTGGCGCCCACGGCGCTGGCAACATACTTGCCGGT